TTAACTAGTTGATGTGGCTGGTGGGTGTCGACCATAGCAGCCACGGTCTTAGCAACACGACCCCCAAAATCAGAAAATCCTAGTCGGCGGAGAGCTGTTACACTCTGACCCAACCCATCAATTTCCTTCATCTGTGGAACGCGGTACTCAACCCTGGTTTTTATTGATCTATACCCGCCATCAGGTTTCTTATATGGTGCAAGGTCGTCTGAACTGACAACCCACACTGATTCGGCACCACCTAATCTAATTGGAGTTGATATCCACGACATCAGATCGGGTAATGCTATTCTTCCTCGAGCAACTCTTTTCAACTCACGAAAGCATAATCTACGGATTGTTGATATATCACTTCCTCTGTTGAGAAGAGTCGTCCACCTACCGATTACGTCGGATAGTAGCTCATGCCCACCAGGAGGATCCGCTTTAATAGGATTCCTCCATAAGATAGCTAATATAGCCCTAGTAAGGTAACCTGAAACCCGGTTACCCTCGGCTACGTTTCTAAGGTACTCGTCGCGCCTGGTAGATAACCAGGTTTTCCCAGGATTAACCTCGAAACCAGCGACTCTAAGTACCTCGCATAGTGCCACGCATACACCGGGATTTGGGTGTGAATACCTGACATCATCTCCCTGTACTATTAGGTTGTCTAAAGGTACTGGGTAAAATATCCGATAGTTCTCAATGATCTGAGAACATGCGAACATCTCCGCATAGTTGATCCAGGTGTCAAATAATGCGGTCCATCTCCACCCACTCAGAATTCCCTTCTGGATAGGTATAGCTAAATCTCCTACCTGGACTGAACCAGGGTTTATTGTCAGCGCATACATTATATTATCCAACATGATTCGCTGCTCAGGATCAAGAAGTAAACTGTCAATTGCGAGTATTACTTCACGTATCATCAGGAAACTAACGTTGTGATCGAAGTGTGACTGATCTATAGGGACTTTCCAAAGGCCAAAGTCACAAACTTGCTCACCCATTTGTTCCCACAGCTGGGCTAACTTATAACCACCTAAAAACAGTGAGTTATTCTTTACTCTTCTTAAGGCAGGTTCCAGTGAATCGGATATCCATGCCATTTTCATGTAGAGGGGAAAGTCGCTGACCACTACGGCCCTAGCCTTCCCTGCTTCTCTCTTAACCATAGCCCTCGCTTTTTGAGGTGAC